CCATGTCGAAGAAACTGGACGAAGTCTACGTGGTTACGGATGATGACCGAATTGAGAACTACTGTAATGACAATGACCTGAATGTAATCAGGATAGATGACGATGTAGAAACGGGGACTGACCGAATTGCACTTACACTTGATACACTTGATGCAGACATATATGTTAACATCCAAGGTGACGAACCCCTGATTGACCCTGATGCAATTGATAGAATGGTTGAATACTTCAATCCTAATATCGGAACTGTAAATGCATATGTCAAGATTACCGAACCTTATAAGGTTATGGATAACGATGTAGTGAAGGTAGTGTTCAATGCACATCATTGTGCAATGTATTACTCACGTCTCGGTATACCCTTTCCACGACATGAGAATGGAAACGTTTATCAACAACTAGGACTCTATGCATTCTCTAAAGAACGACTTAAACTATTCAGAGAACTACCTATGCAGAGTTTAGAGAAATCTGAGAGTGTAGAGATGTTGAGATACTTAGAGAATGGTTATGATGTACAGATGGTGCATGTATATGATGTGGGTTTGTCTGTAGACTCTCCTAAAGATATAAAGTTAGTAGAGGAATACTTAAATGGAAATAATTAAACACTTACACACTCAAAAGGATATAGATGAACTCAGAGTCATCTTTGACGAGTTTCATGTTAGACCTAAGTTAGTAACACTAGGTGAAGCACTTGAAAATAAATGGGAACGTAAACCTGATGCACATATCACGTATGCAAAACATCTACTGAAACACAAAGACTTAGAACCAGTTGTTGCAGAAAACTTCAAAGAGAAGATGGATATTCATGAATACAATCAGAACTTCCATGCAACTAAACTCATATGGTTAATCAATGAGATTAGAACTAAGGGATTGTACTCAACTCCACAAGCTTACATGAAAGATGATAAGTGGATTGTACATCCAGGCACCCATAGAGTTCATGCACTTATACACTTGAATAAGTTAGACCAAGAGTTTGTGTTATGGGATGTGTCAACCTTTCGTAATGAATCAATAGACTTTGATACTTGGTTAGAGTTGTATTCTAAAAGTGGTAATAGTTTATTTGCAGTTGAGACACCCAACATGATTGAGATGCATGTTCAAGAGGATAGACCTGACATGTATGCAAACAGTGAAAGAGTTATGAATACGATAAAAGAGATTGAGTTTACAGAAGAGTCTGTACTAGATTATCAGTTTTAGTCTTTATTAATTAGGGTTGTTTGTGTTGCCTGAATTCATACCAAATGTCACAACACTACTATTATTACTAACACTAGAACTTGAAACAATATTGTTCATCTGACCTGCTTCACCAGCAGTTTTATTATTTGCAATATCTCTAGTCAACTGTCGTATCTGTTCAAGTGCCTCTTTATTACCATTAGATGCCTCATTAATTAGGTCTACTATTGGTGGATGATTCATTGCAATTTTTACTAATTTGTCACTCTCGTCATTAAACCAACTTTCATCAATGGTATTTTCTTTTCCATATCCTGAAGCATCAGTCTGACCCATGAGAGCTCTCTCAAGATTATCTAAAGCTTTGGTGGCCTCGTTATTACCTTCTGCATCTTTTCTATTTTGTTTATATTGTTCTTCAGCATCTTTTAACTGTATTTTTGAAAAGTTCTTTGCAAATTGTTCTTCATAAGTACCATAGTCAAATGTACTAGAACTTTCTCTTCCATGCCAGTCGCCAGGCATTGCAGCGACCATAGTCTCTGTACCAGTTTGATAACCATAAGTTTGAGTCTCCTCATCAAACTTCATTCTCATTGCCTTAACAAACTCATCAACACTACCAAGAAGTTTACTTCTATCAGTATATTCTTTAATCTGTGCTTCCGTAAGTCCCTCAAAGGTGCCCTTTTGATTGGTCAATGATATTGAGTCACTTTTATACTTATCATTTTCGTTTAATTCTCTGATGGTTCTATCTAAAGCACCAACATTCATATCTGTAATTATATCTTCAGCCGTACCAAGTATAGTAGACTTGTGTGCATCAATTAGGTTGGTGACACCATCTTGTAAAGATTTATCAAGCTTAGAAACCATTAGGTTCCAAGTTTCATCATTTAAATCTACTTCAAATCCTTCGTTTTCAAATATTGATTTCAACCCCTCAGTAGTTTTAAATGCATCACCACTCTTATTCAATTCCTCTATTTCACCACCATAATATTTTTCTATGTAATCGGTCTCTCTTTTAGAAATTCGTTTTTTGATTTCTTTATCACCTTCTTTGCCAGTAAAGAACATCTTAAGTCTATCTACAGCGTTAGCCATCGTGATACCAAGTCGGTCTAGTTTTTTTCCTAGGAATTTCTTCATCAATATTATTCCTACTACTATTGCACCAATAGCACCTAAAACCATTAGTGACCTAGTCTTTAACATCTTCCAAACGAATGTGACTGTCTTACCTAATAACCTTAAAGCTTTAACTGGAACTATCTTTCTAATTCCCTTTAACATCTGTTGTAGTCTTGCAGTACTTTGTCTTTTCGATACTGCCTGGTTTTTCATTAAGAAACCCTGACCATCTTGTTTTCTTTGACCCTTAACTCTCTTGTCTAACTTACCACTCTTTGTAAAGACTCTACCAGTAGTATCATAACCAAGGTCTTTATTCATAAATGATTTTAATTTAGACCCCTGAATAGATGCCTTTCTTCCGATAGTCTGACCGAGTTTAGAGTTCTTGAGTAAATTACCTGTCTTACCTAAAAACCCAAATGCACTTTGAGCTCCAAGACCTATTCCCTGTATACTTCCTTTTAGTAAACCGAAAGCTGCTGTAACCTTTTTAGTTGCATCTTTTATCTGAGAACCACCAATAGAACCAAAAAGTTCATCAAAGTCTGATTTCATTTGACCTGAAATCGTCTTTGTTGTTCTGACTATCTTCTCACCTTCTTTCTCGTACTCTGTACCAAACTGTTCTTGGAATGCATTCCCAAGAGACTTTTTGAAAGGCTCAAACTTTTTGAGCAGCTGCTTGAGAATTCGATTGCTTTCACGAGCAGTATCAAATTGTGCTTCACCATATCTTTGTTGAGATTTGATTACATCATTAAAGGTTGCTTCTGCCATCTGTTAAGTCCTAGTTAGGGTTAGTATCCCCATGTTCTTTAGCTGCACTTGAAGTGTATAGTCCAAACCATGCCGCACCAGCACCGACCAATACAGATATTAAACCTGACTGTTCTAGTGTTGGGTCTGCTAAGTCCATAAACCAAAATGTTGCGTAGTAAAGAAGATACATGTATATACCTAAGAATGCTCTTGGTATAATTCTCCATGCATCAATTGTTTTTGCAGCGAAAATCCATTTCTGCCATGGATTCTTTCTGTCTTCGTTTGTCAATTCAAAAATTTCTTGTTTAAGTTCGCCAATCTCTGATACCATTGCCATGAACTTTTTCAAGTCTATTTCAACCTCGTTACGACTCATGTCCCCCGAGAATTTATCTATATCGCTCATTAGTGTGTCCTCTAATTTAGTTAGTTATTTATCTTGACGTAATTTTTCCTCTTCTAAATGATTGATGAGAAGTTTAGTGTATATCTCTCTTTCCCAAGGTATCATGTTTTCTAATTCCGTCAATGAGTATTTATGATGTTGCATCAACTGAAAGTTAGTTTGATAGTAATTAATTATACTTTCATGAGAAAGAGCCACTAAAAAAAAGCTTGGATTCCCTCTAATATCATTGTCTGTTTTTCATCTGTTCCACAAACAGGACAAGTATATTCACACTCTGCTCTTAGAACAGGCATGTCTTCAAAGAATTCAGTTATCTTTTCTAACTGCTCAAGGGTAAGACTATCTACAAATTCCCTGATTTCTCTATCAGGTGTTTCAGACATCTCAAAGACTGACTCAGAATTGAACACTTGTAACATACACTTAGTCATCATTTCTAGTGTGTCAATTGCATCGACACTAGATAAAGATAACTCTGTTGCATCTTTAACAGTGGGATGTTTTAATACAATACCCATATCTTCTGTCAACATAACTCTATTATCTACACTTTGTGCAGTGTCTATCATTACTTTTTCAAGATTAAGTACATGTTCTATGGGAGCATGTTCAGAATTCTTTTGACATGGGAATGAAAGTTTAACAGTTTCACCAACTGACTTTCCTCTAACCTTTAAGAAAAGGTATTCAATATCATAAGTTGGTAGACTCATGTAGTCCAATTCAGTAGATACCACGTCCTTTAAAAGATTAATTATCCCATCTAATGATGCAGCTTCTTCGTCATCATCCTTAATCATAAGAAGATTTCGTTGTTCTTTAACTAGGAATGGTCTGTATTCAATCTCAAGTCCATTACTTGGTAGGTTAGTTTTATACTTGGGAGCCGATTGTATCGGTAATGCCATAATATTTCTCCATATTTTAATCGAAGATACTTGAAATCCTATTCAACCTATCATCGTATTTTTTCAATTTATCGTCTAAACTTTTAAGTTTGTTTCCAAACCTTCCAGCGACTTTTCCAGTTTCAAGGAGACCATCTAATATTCTCCTACCTTTATTTAGTAAGGATAATTTAGGTGCATCTACATACTCAGTTGAAAATGTTTCAAATGACCAATTAACTTCAAACTTCATTATCTCGTCTCTTGAAGCAGTACCATGTTGCATCTGACCAAATGATATTGGGAATGCATTATGGAGTGTAGTTTTCATTGCATCCTTACCATCCTTTCTCATAGATATTATTTCTACTGTACCAACATACTCATCTTGATATGCAAAGGTAGGTCTAAGACTACTACCTGTATCCTCGTGATAATTACCAAAGGGTGCAGTAAAGATATAGGACTGCCATGCATCTATTATAAATCTATCTGCAAAGTGTACATCACATAAAAATGTCATAGGAATTCTTTGACCATCCATTGTTATGTTATTAGGAATGTTCCTAACAGGCCCGTACGCAGACCATTGAGATGACTCTAATTCTCTAGAAGGCATAGTTGCACTCTCACATCTCCATCCTTCGATACTTAAACCTAGGTTAGGACAAAAGATATTAACCATGAATAAGTTTGACCTAGCACCAACATCAAAGTTGTACTTCAATTTATCTATCTGAAGATTTTCATCTCCCGATTTAAGACCAATTAATCTATCTAATATGCTCATATGATTTTTTCTCTAGTTTCCCTGTAAACTGTGTTAGTATTTATACTTCCTTTCTCACTTGTAAACTTAGAAAGTGGTAATAAAGGAACAAAGTCCCATTGACTTGGTTCCACTTTAACTATCTTAGAGTCCAAGTGTTCAAATAGATATTGTTTAATACATGGTTTTGCAACTCTTAGATTGGATGCTGTTGCAAGTGATTGGTATCTCAATCCTAACCTAACAGAATCATCTGCAACACTCTCATCATCATAGTCATTAGAGTATGCATATAAGTTCTCTAGTAGTCCTACTCTAAGTCTAGGGTGTAGATAGTGTAAGTTAAGTCCTAGGAACCCAGTCTTGTATCTCTCTAACATAAAGATTAGAGGGAACCTGTCGTAATAGGGAAGGGTATCTTTGTGTTTTGCATCATACATAAACATGTACATCTCTCCTACTATCATTTCTGTAGGTATGATATCTTGACCTGCTTGGTTTAAAACCTTATCGGGTTTTGCATATGACTTGATTGTCTTGAGGTTTGATTTAAACCAGTCTAAGGACTCCTTTTGTCTTTCTTGGAGTTCTACGGGTTTAAGTAATTCTATTTCTTTGAAGGTGAGTCGAGACATACTACTATTTATAGTATTGGGTCTGACTTCTTCCTATTATATTTTGTTTTGTCCGAATGGACTTTTGATGCACCATGACTTGGTGTTTCTTTTCTTACCTTAACTACAGGTTTCTTTTTGCCGAATGCAAGTTCCCATCCATCAGCATAGGCTTCTTCGTTTGAGTTCCTTCTCTTAGAACCCTTTCCACCATGCCAATTACTCATTATCTTATCTTTCTATAGTTTGCGTTATTACGTCTTTTAAGGTCTAACTTTTTCTTTCTCTTTAAATCTTGGTTCTTCTGATTCTTAGTATCGTTAGGTTTCTCGTGATACTTTCTATCTCTAACCTCTTGTACGATACCTGCGTTATCACATTCTTTTTTAAATCTACGAAGAAGTTTGTCGAATGGTTCTTCCATTCTATTCTTCGGATTCAATCTTGGTTTAACACTTGGCATATTTATTTTCCTAAAAAATGTGAAGTCACCCCACGCTTTACAGCAACCCGTTCTTCACCGACCAATCCGCTATCTGCTATTGACCTTTCCCTTACTGAATACCCCCAATCTTTTTCCACGGCCTCAGTTCGTAGTCGTCTTATTTTCAAGGACACATTTTGAATAAACACGACTACCCCATTGTAAGAAGATTAGCTGTCTTGAGCTAACTTCTTAAAGTAATCCATCGCATCGTCTTCCTCTACTTGTGGTGAGGTTGCTTCTGCTGATGAGATTACAGGTTCTTCTGCAACAGTTTCAGTGTTCACATTAGACCATGGCACTTCTTCCATATCTTCTGCAACTGACTCTGCTGTAGAGTTACTTACTGAACCTTGTAAACCTAATACTCTATCGAGTTTCTCTTTGAGTTCCTCGTAAGATTTAAATTCACTTGGTGCAATAATACCACTTAGACTATGGACACTCTTATATATGTCGTTTAGTCTATTTTCATCAGTAAATAATGGTGCAGCTGAATCAAATTCAGATTTATCATAATTCCAGTAACCATCAACCTTACGGATTTTGATTTTGAAATTAGCACCTTCATCTCTTAAGTCAAAAGGATTGATTGCTTTCTCATCTTCAAACGCTGGTGAGATTGCTTCCTTAAGTGCTTCAAAGATTTTTTTACCAAATCTATATTTGAATACTTTACCTTCGTTGTCGGGATTTTTAGGGTCTGAAACAACATAGACATTAGACACATAATGTAAACGTCTTTTCTGTTTACGTGCAATCTCTTTGTTTGCTTCAATACCTGTATTCCACAACTGGGTATTATATTCACTGACAGGGTCTTGTTTATTAAGAGTCGTTAAAGACTTCTCAATATACCAACCACCTGGCCCTTGGAATCCATGGTCGAAGTATGATACCCAAGGCATCTCTTCTCCATCGGGAGTCGGCAAGAAACGAACTACTGCATAACCATTACCACTCTTATCGAGTTCGGGTTTCCACATAGTATCGTCATTGTAGGATTTTTTTGCACCATCAGATGGTGAAGCTGTTTCCATTGCAGCTCTTAGTTTATCTAAACTACTTGACATTGTATTCTCCTATTTTATTACAATTATATCGCATTTTATTACAATTTTATAAAGATACTTCAGATGGGTGACCCACCCCAAGTATCCACTTTTCACTATTCTCATAGTTAAGTACATTATAGTCTATCTTCACTAACCCGTCAAGGGGTTTTTTCCAATAAACATTAATGTTTTCATACTCTCGTAAGAGAGCAAGAAACTGTTGTTGTTGAGTTTGAAAGACTCTATCGTCTTCTGTATAATCAACTTTGTATTTATATAGGCCTGACTCACTAAATACATTACTGGGGTCATTATATTCAAGTGCATCGAATCCTATTAAACATATATCTTTATATCCGTTTTCGATTGCATATCCTAATGCACTCATTCCACCAAATAGGTTCTTGAGTTTAGGATTATTATACATAACTATGTTATTCCCATAGTCCCCATTAATACCTATAAAGAAACATTCCTTTCCATCATAACTTCCTTGGACTGAAAACTCTGTATCTCCGTCCTTCCTAATCTCGTGGAATTTTTCATATTCCCCAATACCCATCTTCATCATATCCCACATTTCAATCGGGACAGTATCGAACTCGGCAAATGCAACTTTGTTAGTCTTGTAGTATTCTTGTTCTACAATTCCTGCTTGGACTTCTATATCAATTGCAAACAATAAGTCGGGTTTAACAGTGTTAAGTGACACTGCATTAAAACCCCACCACTCTTTATCTTTGTATTCTTCCCAATCTATATTTTTCTGACTTGGGCCGTTACCTATTAAGTAGAGCATATTTCGATTAGTTTCTTCTTGTATTTCTTTTGGTCGTATGTTATAAACGACTTGTATTTGTTAATCTTTATGTGTAGGTCGGGATACACTACCTTCTCTGTTATAAGTGTTTCCCAATCCTTAGTGAAACCTATTATCTCATCCATGATGCAGATGGTTTCTAAACTTGTTTGTTTACTCATATATGATTTAAGTAAACGAGGGTGTTGACCATTGACCACTTTAAGTTGAGTATCTATCTTATACTTTCTCATTAAGTCTGATACTTCTGTTTCAAACATATATCCAAGTTTCTGATTCCTCTTCTTCCATTCCTTATATCTCTTATCACACTCTTTGTCTAATAAGTCACCTGCCCAATAATCTTTAAAGGATAGGTTTGCAATGTAGAAGTCTTGCAGTTCTTGTTTATATGTTCGGAACAATTTACCAAAGTGATATTTGTCTTTACGTTTTAAGAAGGAATTGATATCTGACTTTACCTTTCCGTTGTACTTAACGAAATCATAATCCTTGGAATAGAAGTGTAACTTTATCCCAAGGTATAATGTGTAAGCATCGTATCCTTCTCTAGAAGTCATTAAGTAATAATCTTCTTCTCTGCTGGTACATCAATCAAAGGTGCATCTTTTTCACCTGTTGATATTGCATGTGCCTCAACGACCTTATCGTTGGATGGAACTACGAACACTACATTGTGGAATGTTGCAATAGGTGGATTCTCCACCCCAGTTGCAGCGATACCTTTTGCAAAACCCATTGACCCATCTTGTGGGTTGGATAGAATCATCCTAGGGTTCTCAATCGTAATTGCACTATCTTCTTGAGAGAGTAGTTTTCCAACATACTCTCCACTAATTGTAACTACTGTTACTACGTCACCTGTTTGCATTATTTCTCCGTTACTGCAAAGAATCCTTTTAGGGAACTCTGCGAATGATTACCTCTATTTACCATATTGAGTCCAGTTGCTTCTGCTTCTAGTTTCTCTTTTAGAGGTTGAGATAATAACCTCTTTGCTGACTCGGGTTCGATGTTATTCATTTCACATACTTTTACACATGCATCCATAACTTCCGTCCCTCTCATAATCAATTTTTCAACTTGTTCAGTGAATTCTTTACGTGATATCATCGGTACAGTGCCTCTCCGTCTTTGATAAACGAATGTGTAACTTCTGTAAAACCTTTTCTATCTGAAATCCAATCCTCTTCATCATCAAATGTTTCTGAATACTCGATGAGTTCTCTAATAGCATCATCAACATGATAACCATTGAGGTGTGCATAGTGTGGGTCAATTACGTTTTCTATTTCAAACCCAACTTCAACTTCTCCATCCTCGATGAACTCTTCAATCATGGTATCACATATACCTAAAACTTCTAGTGCTTCTGCACTGATTCTCTTTTCTTTTATTAATGAAACATGATGTCCTTCATGCACTCTTATTCTGATATCTTCCATTCTATACTCCGTATATATTTTTATATCTGACTCGTAAGTCGTTTAACTCATCTACATAGTCCCTAGGGTCTGCTGTAAATATTTGAAAGGCATTGTGTCCTTCCACCGCTACTAATGCAGTAATCTCTTCGATTGCCTGTCCCGTAAGTTCTTCTACCATAATTGCATATGCAGTCATTTGTATATACCATGGTTTTGCCATGTATTCTTCTTTATACTTTGCACTGGTTTTAAAATCTATTATACTTAACTGGTCGTCAAAGATACCAACACAATCGACACGACCAGCCATTTGTAATACGTTTGAATAGAGAGGTGCTTCAATTGCAATCGGTATGACCTCGTCTAATACTGGTTGCATTGCCTTAAACATACCTTCCTGTAAAACGTTATCAAACTCTATAAACTCTTTTTCTTTTCTTAAATAATCTTCTACTAAGTTATGGAAGGTAGTTCCACGTTTAGTTGCTTGTGCAGTAATCTTGTTTGCAGTCTCTTCACCTACACGTTTTCTCCATAGTTTGATATGGTCACGTGATAGTAGACCAGTTACACTCGTGACACTTGGGTAGTAAAAACTTTCGTCTGTATCCGTATAGTATCTCTTACCATCTTTGTTAGTTGTTTTTAAGTCTAGATGTTCAAGTTCATGTAACTCTACTAAGTTGGTTTTTAATTTCATAGTTCTATTTTACTTCTTTCTTGACTGAATGTCTAGGTGTTTTTTGACTATTTCTTTAGTCTTTACTTCTTTGACCCCACGTTGTCTATGTCTGTCCATAGGTGAGCCTGGGTTTGCAGAAGAAATTTTATTGAGGACATCTTTGAATCCACCATCGGGTTTTACCCTGTCACCATGTCCACCAACAATACCTGGCGTTCCAAGTATAACTTGTTTGAGGTGTGGGTTATCTTCTTTGAATTGGTCGAGTTTGGTATAGGACATGTTATGTTCTTCAACTTCACCTGTCTCATTATTTAAAAAATCATATAAGGGCATCATGCTACCATAAATTGTGGGACTGGTCTATCAGTCCATCTTGCAAAGTCTTTCTTGTAGACTGCATAGTATTTATGGTATGCATTTAAGACACTTTCACACTTAACATCATCAGGCATACACTGGGGTGGTACTTTCCACTGACCCAATGTAATGTTGTTTGGTATTTCATTGAGTACATCTCTGAGTTTTTCATCAGTCATATGTACACGACCATAACGATAAGTGTATTCGTCACATAGTGCAACAAACATATCATACATGTATTGGTATTGAATTGCATTCTCACGAACCCATATTGCACTTGGGTGTTTGATGTGAGATGCTTTGTATAAAACATTTTCTTTGACAGAGTCTTGCATTTTCCATCGTCTGATATTTCTACCTAGTTTAGTTTTACCTTGATATTCTGTACCATCTAAGATACGATGTGCAGTAGACAATAGTTGTGCATACTCAATGACCATTTTGACTACATGTTTGTCACAATGCAACTTTGCAGATTTGACTGGGTCGTCATGTAAATAAAATATATTCATAGTTGTTTAATCTCCAATAAGAACTCTTCGACATTCTTCCATGTCAAGTGTCCGATAACATCTTCGGTTATACCACTAGTATAACATATTTCACCAGTCTTGTCCATAGAGTAATCTAAAACTGCAAGTTCCCATAACCCACTCTTACCACCATAACTAAAATCGTGTTTGACTACACTTGCACCATAGTTATTTGGAAACTGATAGACGTGTTGCACTCCATCGTTAACATAATTTGTTTCTGTTTGATATTGATTCATTTGTAAAATATATGGTCGTTAATAATTACAGTCTCATTCAATGAGTCTGCCCAATAAGGGTGAACTGTATTTGCATGATAGTGGGTTGCACCTTCAGTGATATCTCCGTATCCACCTTGCACTACGTTCCTTGCAATGTTGAGTGAAGATAACCACGTTGGACTATCCACTGGGTCGTCTGACTTACCATCACAAAACCAACTGAACTGACACATGTTTAACACTGGAACACTTGAACCTTTCCAGTTAGTTCTCCACTTTGCATCGTATATAACATCACATGCAGTAGATGGATAGTTAGGATGTGCCATTCTATTCTGAACTACTTGTGCAACTGCAATCTTACCTGCTAGAGGTTGGTTACCACTCTCAAAGTAAATGTTCTGTGCCATACAATAAATCTCATTGTTTGCATCTGAAGCTTCAACCTTCATTACCATTGCACCACATAGGAAACCTAGGAATGCACCTAGTGTAAAACTTATATATCTCATCTTCATGATTTGTACTCTGTCCATGCTTTAAATATTGTTTGTGCTTGTTCTTTAGAGAACCCAAATGTATCTTGTAACCACCTAGGAGCTCCGAACATATTCATCTTACCACTTTCCTGTAGTGCATCTAATTCGGGGAACCACTCTGCAGATTCAAATGGAATTTGATTTTGATTTAATCCTTCGTACATATTAACACCCACTCGTCATGTGTGCATATGCATCGGGACAATCTTTAACCCCACACATACATGTATCTTCAAACATGTCACCTTGAAAAGGATTCATGTCTTGTGCATTGGTTGTTCCATAAGTTGCAAGATTTATAACATCATCTGCTGATAACTTACCCTCAGTACATTGTGCAATTAGTTTTGCACTTTCATAATTAAGCTGCATATCTTTCTCCGTTGTGGTTTTCACCATTTCTATTAAAGTTGTCAACAATCATGTCAACAACATCTGTTGCATTGTAAGAAGTTCCACCAATATTCCATTGACATTCTTCTAGAGGGACATACCCATACTTCCATGCATAGATAGTGACTGTTTCATATTCCCAGTCGTCATAATCAATCTCGTCAACATTGTTTGCATCATAATACTTTGCATCAATGACCCACTCACATGACACTTTGTCATATGGGTCTGCACTAGTAAACGTTGGAGGCCCCAACACTGCGACTAACCTGTCATAGGTTGTCGTCTTATATCCCTTAAGGGAAGTTCCACCCGAACACATATCGGGAGAACATACTTCGTAATCTTTTATTATCATATTATGCCACCTCTAAATTATCTAAATATTCTTGAAGTCCTTTCTGACCAACACATCTCTGTCCATCAGTCATTTCGAAAACAGAGTGGTAGGACTTCACTTTCCCATCTGCAGTATAAAACCAAGTTTGTCTTTGGTTTGCAATCTCATTCCTTAACCAACCATCTGTAGTATTGTCGGTGAACTTAGACATTGTCCAAGCAATCTCTGACATAGGTTTACCACCTTTGATTAACTTGTAAGGAGTATCCCACTCATCCCAAGGATTCTCATCATGGTCAACTAGTTCCCAATCAATGACATAACACTCGGAAGCAGGGTTAGAGTAAACAAAGATAGGTGACACTTCGTCAACCAAACCTTGTAGATACTCTGTATTGATAAAATCAATATCCTCAATCACATAAACAGAACCACCTTTGAATTTCCAGTATGGTTCAGAAACACCATGTTCATAACCTTCGTCATGAGCTGCATAGTTTTCTTTGTATTGTGTGTGAATTACTAATTTTAACATATTGTCTCCTTTTTTCATTATATACATAGTATACTAAAAAGTGAGGGGCATTGTCAACCCCTACCTTAAATAATCTGGCCCATAAATCCTTGCAGAATTTGGGTCGATTGAATAACCATCAAATAGGTTACCTCGTGGTTGATTGATAGCAGGAGTTTTCCACCCTGCTGACTTTAAGACATCACCACTTTCAAATTTAACATTACCTTTGGTAAACTCTAAGATGTTGATGAATCCCCAACAAGATGATGGTTGACCATTCTCTACTGAATAGACACGAATGTATTTTTTTCCGATTGAAAAATCGTGAGTTGTATTTCCACGAGTGTGTTCCCATCTATCGTTCATTGCATCAGTCAAGTCTTCACATAGTTTCTCAACTGCAGTACATAGGTTGTCTGCTTTTTCTAATGCAACTTGTTCTGCATTGACTTCGTTTACTAGTTCTGATAATTTCATTATGATGTCACTCCAATAATTAAAGCAAATGCAAATACTGACAATCCTTGTAGGAAGTCTGCATCTAGTAATCCAAGTTTTTTTATTTTATTCATAATGTGTCCTCTTTGTTTTTTCATTATATACATAGTATACCAAAAAGTGAGGGACATAGTCAAGCTTTATCCAATAAGAATTATGTATGCACTAGTTAGTAATAACCCACATATTCCGAACCACATCATTCTGTCGTCTTTCATAGTTTCTCCTTTAATTCTAAATATTGTTTTACTGCACTCTTTTCTATTGCAGAGAGACAATCTATCCCTGTAAACTTTGACCATACCATTCCATAAGACACAAACTTATTTCCTGCTGTTACAGCTGCATTCCATAGTGTTAGAGACTCTTCATCGTCTCCACCAAACAATCTATTCTGTTCACATAGTGCTATAAGTTCTCGTCCTATATTGACATAGGTTTTTTCAATTTCATTCATTAGATTTCCTTAATTTGTTAGAGTATAGTATACAAAAAAATGGGGGTCATTGTAAACCCCCTTTTCAACTATTTTTGGTAAAATGCAATTAAATAACCATTGATGGTAGATTCAATGCTTCATCAAGATTTACACTTGATACTACACCATTAACATCCACTCTTTGAAGAAGTTCTGATGACTCTGATGAGTGTTGTGACCAGTAACCTAAGATTACTACATTGTCTATGTATGATTGTTTGATACCCACTTTTTTAAATCCAGCTATTGCACTTGCAGCTGACGAGAGTATTTTCGGATTATGTGCGGCATCTTTCCTACTCTCATTTAACTTATCTACTGATATAGTAAAATCGGAAACATTTACTCTCATAATGAGATATAGTTTATTTCCAGTCCCAGCTAATTTAACAATGTTGTCATATAGATACCTATCAATCATACCCTTTTCTACAGTTATGATATCGTCTCTCTTGTCTGTACCTAGAGCAGCTGCTTGTTTTAAAGTCTCTCCATCAGATGTCATGGTTTTAAACATTCCTCGAATCTGACTTCCTTCACTCAATTTTATTTGTACATTTTTTAGAACTGTTTTTAATGCAGTTGAGGTAATAGGTTCTTTGTATGATTTAATGAATTCATAACATTTCTTTCTATCAAATGTACCTTTCTTTGGATTGAACATATCAGTTAATTGAGTATCTCTACAAACCATCTCATAGACCAATGCAGTCACTTCTTTAGTTTTCATTGAAGTTTGATGTGGATGGTTGTTACTGTTAGACGAAATCATCTTATAGATTGCAAAATCTTCTGTGTTTGTTAAATCTAATTCTATAACATCAGTGATATCATACTTCCATCCAAGTTTCTCTTTGGCTGCAAATCTATTGTCACCAATTACTAACACATCTTTTAAGGATGCTGGATTAGTTACCACCATAGGACATGGTGAACTATATAAAAATGTACCACCTTCTCCGAGAACCTCTTGCAATATTTTTACATCTTGTTGACCAGCAGAATATGCTTTGGTTTGTAAATCTTTTACTGCAGCTGAATTGATATTGTCTATCTCAGTAAACTGTCTTCCACGATATTTACTTAAGATATCATAATCTTTATTAACTTGTCCTGTTTTTATTGCACCATCTAGTACCTTAAGAAGAAACTCTTTAGTCTTTTCTTCAGAATACTCTCTCAGACTTCTTGATAAGTCTAGTTGGTAATGTGGGTTGTTGTTGAATGTCGTTTGTTGTTGAAACAGTACGACTTTTTTAAAAGCGTTTTTTGTTGCTCTCATGGGTTTTTCCTCTTTTTAAATACTCGGAACATTGACAATTAAGTCGTTCTTTGTATCGACTCACCATGGTATCTTTCGAAATAGGTTTGTCTGTTTTAAAGTTAAAGGAGTAAATCTCCTTTAATCATTATAAGTATTTAGTATAACAGAAAGTCTATGTTCTGTCTAGAGGTTTTTTTGAATTAAGTCTAATTCTTCTATCTTTTTGTTTATGATTTCTACTCGGTTGGGCCAGTAGATGTATTCCTTATCGGAATCCTTTGCAAGGTTCTCAAGTAATGGTCTGATGAAATCATCAAGGTTCTTAATTACCTCTACTGCAGAGGTAGTCTTTGCAACTATCTTTGTATCTACAGATGCAAGTTCATCTGCATCCATAGCGGTGAAACCGAAATCGTTATAATCTGTCATACTATTATTTAGTAAATCTCTCCATGTCTCTGAGAGTTTCTTTATCACTCTGAACACTTTGGTAGTTTGCATGTGCTTGTAGTGTCACATCTGCAATCTCATACTCGGGATACGAAGTAATGAGTTTATAAATCAATCCTGCGACATCTTGGTGTTTGACACTAGGTAGATTCTCATTGTTAAGAAGACCCAAATTGATTGTAGTCATTTTGTATCTCTTCTTAGAGTTGTATTGATAATTGTTTGCAAGGTGGTTGAGTTGTGCTTTCTCACTTGCATACTTATAACCTTTTGATATGTTTGGTTGACTTGCACGACTAGAGATATTGATAATGTATTTTGTCTTCTCACCTTCCCATGCCTCATGAGCAATAGATAGAATCTCTGATTGGTCTTGGTGTGCAAGATTGATTAGAACATCACAAGGTTGATACCCACTGAATATCCAACAGTTCCTTCCATTCATTGTTATGTCTTCACAACGAATTGGGTCTACTTTAAAAGTGTTCCCTAAATGTGGTGTTGCTTCAAGTGTTCTTTTAATTATCTCTGCGAGACCACTACTTCCTGTTATTGCTATTCTCATAATACTCCTTCACTATGTCAAATGATTGTTTACCAAATAAACTCCCATCGACACTACACTTATTACAAGGGGACATAGACCTGTCACCCTTCATTAATTTCTTTCTAATCTTATTCATAGGTTTACTAAACCATACATTATGTAGGGTCTCTGATAATAGATTACCTACAACATGTTCTCTACCCCAGTCATTGGAACAGAATAAAACATCACCATTCCAATCAACAAACATTTTGTAGAAGGGGTAGTGACACACTTTACCTTTTAGGTTCTCTATGGTGTCGTCTTCTATTCCGACCCAGTCCATAACTCCACTACGATTGTTTAATATCAATCCATGTGTTTCGAAATCACCCCAGTGCATTCTGTATTTGTATTTACTTTCGTGAATAGTTTTCATTATCTCATCGAAGTGTTCAATCTGTTCGACTCCGTCATAGAGATTGATGTAGAGTAAATCTAATCCACTGAACTCGAATAACTCTTCTGCATATTCTCTAGTGAGTTTATCTCCGTTAGTGTTACACTCTAGTGTTGCATAAGGAACTGCTGACCTAAAGGTATGAACGATTTCTCTGAACCTTGGGTTAAGTAGATTCTCTCCGTAACCACTTAAAGATATCTTCCCTCTAAATCCATTCTTATGTAATTCATCTCCAATGGTCTTTGCAGCCTTGGGTGTCATATGTAAATTTCTATTTGGAAACACTTCGGGATTTGCACGTGGACAAAATGAACATGTCCTGTTGCATAACTCTGTAGTGTTAACTTCGACTGTAAGAATAGAACTAAGTTCGTTTAGTTCTTCCATGTCCTGTCTATCCCAGTGTAGAGCTTCTTGTTTCCTACGATGTTCTAGGAAGTCATGTTGGTCAACTGCAGTGATTGGGATGTTACGTGACATGACAAGTCACATGACGTTCTACGTCTTCTGTTTCATGTACGTAAGTGTAAGTGATGTTGTCACCTACTTCAAAGACCTCTGCAAAGTATTTTGGAATAACAAAGAATTGTGAATCATTAGGTTCATCAAACATGCAAGACCTAGGGTCTCCATCTTCTTTGAATAGATAAGGTCGTAACTTTATGGGTTGTTCTATGTCTTGTTCTAAGACACTAAACACTAGGGTGTTATCTTTTAGATATAGGTTGACGGAAGAAACATCGAACTCCGTTCCTAGTTTTACTGATAATTCTTTTGGGAAATCAAAACGAAGGACATCATCTTCAATGTCCTTCATTCGTTCTTCGTATCTGTAACTTACTTCTGTTAGTTTGAGTTCTCTAACAATGGAAGGTTTACCCGAAGTATCCACCATCCCGTACATCATCTTTGACATCTTTGTTTTCCTCTGAACTTACAAACTCACCACTGTCCTCTAGTCTTTTAATAAATGCTTCTGTTTCACTTTCAAACATATCAATCATCTGACCTTTACTTATGGATGTTGGGATATTGAATTCAAACATTGATGCTTGTTCTAAGATTGCTTCTCTAGACATTGATTCTAAATCTGCTCTATCGGGAATAGTTACCTCTTCAGTTTCGTCTTCGAATGAATCGTTGAATTGTTCTTCATCGATTTCATCTTGAACCTGTTGGTCAATCTTTGCTTGTGCAGCTGCAAGTAATTCCTCTTCACTATCATACGTTGGTATGACCTTAGTAGGTTCCTCTTCTTCTGCTTCTGCAAATGCCTGTTTGGTTTCTTCTACCTTTGCAACAAAGTCTTCATCTGTTGAGATTGGTGCTTCAATATTCTCGGGTTCACTAACTACTGCTTTGATATTACCACTGGTTGCAATTGGTTGTGTTTCAACATCTTCTTCTGCAACATTGAATAGAGGTGTAGGTTCAGTATAAGTTCCTTCAAATTCTTCCTCTACTTTATCTACTTCATCAAAGAATGATTCTAAGTCGTCACCTTGTGAGATGATTGGTTCATCCCATGAATCCTCATCCATGTCTGTAATGTCTTCAGTGACAACTGTAGGTGCAGTTTCTAAATCTGCAATACTAGGTTCATGTGTTAATGGAACATCTTCAGGCCCTTGTAAGATTTTCTCTTTAAGGGAATCTACTGGAATGGTAGGTTCTGAAATGGTTGGGACATCTACTTCTACTGGGTCTACTGGGTTCATTGCACGTGCAAGACCCATGTTTCCTTTACGTTGTTGTTTCTGTTGGGGTGTTGCAAGAGGTGTTTGTGCCTTTACAATATTATCAACTTGTTGTTGTTCTTGTGCAGTGAGTTGTACAAACCCATCTTGTCCAAGTGTTCCTTCTTTGACACCGATGACTCCGTCACCATTCAAGTCCATAGAAATTCCGTGAGACAAAAGAACTGCTTCCATTTGTGCAACTCGACCTTCTGCCTTCTTACGTCTTTGACGTTCTTCTGCTTCTTTCTGTTGACGTGCTTGTTCTTGTTCAGCAAGTTGTTGCATCTTGACTTGTTGGTCTTGTTCTACCAACTGTTGCATTCTTGCATTTGCATTAGTAACTTGTTGTTGATAATCTGCAAGACCTGTAGTGATATCATCCCTTACAGTAATGAATGCTTCTAGGTCTGATGCTTTCACCATACCTTTTTCTAATTGCATTACCAACATAGCGTTGACTACGTTTGCTGTATTAGGTTTGAGTGGTACTGTATAATTTGCTATACGTTCTTGTACCAATTCCAGTTCTGATTTTACTGGGGGTGTTTGCTCACTTGAAAAATTACTTTTCACTTCTTCTGCCATTTTAAACTCCATGGAGTAGAACTCAACTATTTTAAAACTTGTTAGAACTAATTACTAAGTTCCCTTTATAATATGTATAGTCTCTGTCTACTGTTTATATTTATTTATTTGATTACTTCGGGGAAGGCTTTCATTGCAACATCTTTAGTGATGTTCTTGAATGGCCATACTCCGTCTTTAACTAAATCTATTAGTTTTGCTTCCATTACTGGAATACCTTCTAACATACCAATCCACATACTCTCTCTTTTAGAGGGTGGAATTTGTTCTGTTACATAATACTTAAACAACTTGTGTTCAAATCTTAAACTTGTTTGTGCAAGGTCTGATGCTGGTGCATCATTGTCACCATAAGGAGTTGTTCCTTCGGGTAACTTAGATGTAATACTGTCATTGAATACCCACTGTAGGATTGGTTTGATTGCACCATTCCTATCGTTGTAAACTTTCAGTCCTTGAGCTGCAAGGTCAACACTGTCTGCACCAACGATATCTGCTTGACATAGTATTTCGTATACGTCTGCATCATTGGTTAGTGTTTGTCTTTCAGTGATTAATTCTAACTTTGGTTTATTAGGAGCTCCTTTTGGTCTACCCCTTCCTTTTTTCTTTTCTATTGTCATAGTGTAAAATCCTCTACATGATTTAATAACTCATTCAACCTATGGGTTCTTAAGTAGTCAAACACTTTACCTTTTACTGGTGCAGTATTGTCATACTCAGAAATAATACTTTCCACTACGTGGGGTGGAATAAACTCAAGGTCGATTAGAGTTTGATTTCTTAAATAGTTACGATAGTATTTATCGTCCTTTTCAATGGTGATTCTGAGATACTTATCCTTTACGGGTTTTCTCAAAGGTGTTTGTCTTATTCCTAAATCAAAACAATCATCACTAGATAGAATGTTTGGAACACCATCTGACTTATCACCTGTAAGAATATGTTCTCTTAGGAATAGGTCGGGGTCTTCACACTTAATCATTTTATTTAGATTAGGAGACCACTGTTTCACGTTAGGGTATTTATGTAGTTGTTGAAAGTCTTTATCACCACTGACAATTAATACTTTCTCATGAGGTGCATACTTCTTAACTAGGATTGCAATGATATCATCTGCTTCACAATTCTCTACGTACATATATCTGTACGGGAAGTTATCACGTATCTCATCCTTAACTGTTTGTAGTGTATCAAAGATTAGTTTCCAATCCATGTCGGATGCTTCTCTAGTCTTCTTTCTGTTTGCTTTGTACAGTGGATAGTAATCACGTCTCCAAGGATGGGCTGCATCGGTACAGAGTGTTATCTCTCCATACTCGGGTGCATATCTCTTTTGGTAGTTTCTGACAGAGTTTAGAATCATGTGTCTCAACATGTCCTCATTAACTTCTCCACCATTCATCTTTAATTGTGCCATCATCCCTGCGATGATTGTTTGTGTAAAATCTATAAGTATCATTTAATCACTTTTATTAATAATGTATTTTTAGTAAGTAAATCGTTTCCGTCTTTTAATTTAGAACGAGGTATCTCGTCTATAAAATTCTTTGCAATAATATTACCACCTTTATATATTCTATCAAGTAACTTCACATCTGTCAAGGTCTTTTCTTCACATACATCATAATCGACAATACGAGAACCTTTAACTGATAGACCACCATAGGTTTCAAACTTCGTAAACTTTTTACTTGCAATGTTATAAGTAAACAACATCCTTGCACGAATAATTTCTTCGGGGTCAATCGAATGATACTTTCCATGTTGTTTTAAATGTGGAAGTTTACTGACTAACTGTTTTGGTGATTTAGGTTTACGTGGTTTCTTAATAGGTTTGTATTCATCGACATATTTGTCTATGTCCTTTTCAATACTTTCTAACCATTTAACAAAACGTTTCTTAGTTGTCTTGTTCATAAAAGAATAAGCTTCTTCTAATTGTTCACAACCTTCTTCGTTTTTAACTTCTAATATCTGTTGTGCAAGTTCACCTCTTAGATAACTAATGACCTTACCACTATAATCTAATTGACGAAGATACTTGTACATTGAGAAATCAGACTTACCTTTGTCACAGAACATATCAATCTGAACCTCTACTTCCGTAAAGGCATCGAGTGCTTTGTTCTTCATTCTTTCTTGTATCATATTCATAACAAGTATTATATATCTTTTTGGTAGTCACTGTCAAGTGACTTATTATGAAGTGTTACAAAATGTTCTGCATCCACTAGGACGAGAGGTTTACTTCTGTTACGTTTTATGACTACGAGAGGTTCGTAACCTTTGCAATTAGATTCTGCTTGTTCGTATGCTTTCCATACGTTGACTGCTTCTTGATTTTTACATTCGATAGAGTAGGGGAACTGTTCACGAGACTCACGTCCCATAATGATATCCTCACCTTGGGAACCCATAGGTCTTGATTCTAAATCTTCTTCGTTTAGATTGAGTCCTTCAATAAGGACTTTGGTAAACCACTGTTGAAGTTTTCTACCCTTTGCTTTTGCTGACGATGTCTTCATTAAATGTAATACTCACTCCACATCCACAGGATGCGACTTCATTTGGATTTTGAAATGTAAACGTTTCGTTTAGGCCTTCTTTAATATAATCTAATGTCATACCTTTTAAAAGGGGTTGACTCATTGTATCTATAAGAAAAGAGAAGTTACCATAATCTTCGACATGGTCTCCTTCTCTAATGTGGTCTTCTACAAAAACATATTCGTAACCACTGCAACCACCACCAGTAACACCCAGTCTAACTGAGTCTACTTTCTTCTCTATGAGTTTTGCAATTGCAATGTCGGTTACTTCAATCATTGTTTTTGTATTTCTTTTGTGTTCTTTGGTCTAATCATTTCATAAGGTATGTCAATCTCTTGGTCTATTGGAACATAGAGTTGATTAATCATTGAACGATTACAAGTGTCGATTGCATCATAGATTGTTTCTACTAATGATTCACCACCTAAGTTAAATGAAGTGTTAAACAAGATAGGAGTTCCAGTCTCGTCACCAAATGCTTTTATTAGATTATAATAATTAGGGTTCTGTTCTTGGGTTACTGTTTGGATTCTACATGTTCCGTCTGCATGAACCAGTGAAGGAATCTCCTCGTATGCCTTTTCTTTTGCTTGAATAGCAAATGACATCCATGGGGATTCTTCTAATTGTAACATCTCAAAATATTCAGATGCATTTTCTTTTAATACAGTACATGCAAAAGGTCTATAGTCCTCTCTCTGTTTGACCTCGTTGACGATTTGTTTTGCTTCTTCATGTCTAGGGTCAAATATAATAGAACGATTACCTAATGCACGAGGGCCCCACTCAGAGGCATTCTGAAACATACCAATGATTTGTTTGTCGTCAATTAAACTTCTGACCACTTCTTCTTGGTCTCTTAATATATTAGTCAATAACATTTTCTGTTTCTCCCTCTTTGATATTTCTGTATAATATAGATGATGCACCAACACTTGTCCCACCATCATGTGGAATTGGGTCGACAAAGAATTGTTTGTCGGGGAATGCAAGAAGGTACTTATAATTGTTAGTACAATTTAATGCAAACCCACCACTCAATACAATATTATTTATTTCGGGATTTAAATCAATTGCTTTCTGTATTAAATCACATGTATGACCAAAGGATTGTAACTCAAGTTCTTGTGCTACTGTAAACTTATTAAAAACATTAGATGAGAGACCTTGTGACCCATAGGAAGCCATTCCCATGACCTTACCTGCGGCACGACCTTCATCATCACAACCAAGTGCATAGGACATGTTAGAGAAGTTCATACCCATACTAGGTAAACTACTAAAGACACATTCAACACCATCAATGGTTTCTGTTAAATCAGTATGACATGTGAAACAATCTTCCATGTAATTACTGAAAGACTGATTGTGCAACTCACCACAAAATCTATGGTTAGAGAATTTCTGAAATTGTGGGACGGGTGTAGTGTTCGGACTACACTTCCATATACCTTCTATCTCTTGATAATTAGGATGGGTATCATAATGTTTCTGAGCACCACCACCATCAAAGGTAATTGCAATTGCATCTTCGGTGTCTTTCCAAGGACTTAAAATATAACCACACTCTGCGTGATACAGGTGATGTTCGTGTTCAAAGAAATATTCTTCAATACCAAGTTGTTCCGCAACCGATTCACAAATTGCAAAGTCGGGTTCCGCCATACCATGGTCACTGTCTTCACAAACATTGTCTGAAACATTAAACCATTGTGGGTGTTCTTCTTTTATCTCTTCAATTCTATCAGCAGTAAGTTGGGATTCTGTAAAGACTTCCAACAGTTCGTCTTGGTTCTTACGTTTAAATCTCATCAAGTCTTCGTTAAACTCTATTGAGAGTTGTCGTCTGTCAAAAGATGCAAAGACAACTTCATCGGGTGTCTCCAATTGTTTATGTTCAACAAGAACAAGACCCGTGTCCCATTCCTTTTCACCTATTGTAAAGTATTTCTGTCTACGACTACGTTCTTCTTCAAAGACATCTTTTATAACACCATCATCGTTCACACAAAGTGCAGTGTCATGGGATGTATTAACTCCATATATTTTCATAATTTTCCTATGTTTTAGTTTCTTGTTTATTTAGTTTGTAAAATTCGACTAATGTTTCGGGTGTAAGTAAACCATCATCCATCATTTGTTCGACCATGTTTTTTCTACCATGTTTGAAACCTTGATACCAACATGAACCAACCAAACAAACAATAAAACCAACGTGTATTAATATTAATGTGTTACTCATTATTGAACACCATTTTCCCAATCGATATCATCTTCGATTGGTTTCTTTTTTCTACGTGAACGGATTGCATTCATTGTCCACTCACTACAGTCGTGTTTCTTCCACTGATGATGAATACTGATAAACAACACACTCCATAATCCCAATGAAAATATATATTTAAATAATACCCATGGTAATAATATTAAATCACTCATCTAAAAATCCTCTTATTTGTTCTAAATTATAATATAATGAACTATATAGTTGGAACGACCCGTCTACACATTCAACGATATACCGAGGTACACCACATGGAGACCTATCTTTGAAGATACGATTCCCATAAACAGTTTCTAAATACAATCTCATACACGCACATCCACATACACACCGAGACGACACAAGGGAAATCCATACTTCAACCTTCTGTATCTACTCAACATGACTTATTAACCAACCTATTAAACTTAAGTAAGTGATTATCATAATCACCACACCAATAAACAACCATTTAAATAAACGTTTCATAACTTTATCCTTATATACGAGATGCTCAAAGCCAAACATCTTAATCTTCCCAATCCATATTAATATTCACACGTATGTTTTCGTCTGTTTGGTGAACACATGAGTGTTGCATACTTCCATCAAAGATGTACATAGTGTTTGCAATACTAGGACACTCAGTCCCATC